AAGGTTATGTTAATCATAACTATGCAATACCCGTTAGGCATTCCGCCGAACTTGAGAACAAACATCGATTACGTGTTTATCCTGCGCGAACCATATTTAACGAATCGGAAGCGCATGTGGGAGAACTACGCCAGTATGTTTCCTACACTGGAGTCCTTTTGTGCTGTCATGGATAGCACGACTGAGAATTACGAGTGCTTGGTAATCAATAATAATGCCAAATCGAATAAATTAACTGACCAAATTTTCTGGTATAAGGCTGAAAACCACCCGTCTTTCAGGTTGGGTTCGAAAGAATTTTGGGATATATCTAAAAATATGGGTTCAGACGACGAAGACGAGGCGTATGACCCATCGAAGAACAAGAATGCGAAGAAAGGGGCGAATATTAATGTAAAAAAGAGTTATTAATAATACGTGCGTATGCTATAAAATTAGTTTAAGAAACAAAGACAGAATGCGGCGAATTTTATTATGTAAAAGTTTAGCAAAATCTCTACTTATAGTGTATAATTCGAATGGCTAGTTTTTTGGATTCGTTTGCATCGTTCAATATATTTGGTTCTGAAACGGAAGAAGTTATTGCGGCAAAAGATACACTAAAATCAATCAAGACAAAATGCGCCGATGATATTGCAAAGGCGGAGGAGGGTGTAAATAAAGCCAAGAATGCTGCTCCTGCCGCTGCTCCTGCCGCTGCTCCTCCTCCTCCTCCTCCTGCTCCTGCCACTGCTCCTGCTACAGGCGGAAAGAGGAATAACAAAAATAGAAACAAGAATAGAAATTCTAAGAAAAATAAGAATAAGAACGGTGGCAAGAAAAGGAAAACTGCCCGTAAGTAAATAATTATATTTTATTTCTATAAAAATATAATTTTTTTGACACAAACTACTTGCTATTCGCAATCGTAGCCTCACGCAACAGCTCATTACGCACATTCACACTCGCCGTATCCGACACCTCGCGCTCATCGAAATTCACCGTCTCCTTCACTCCAATCAACTGTCCATCCTCATTTAGCGTCTGCGTGAGAACATTGCCACTCTTCTTCGCTAACTCGATGTTCTCCTTAATCGCCTTCTGCTTAGTCTCCTTAACACGGCGCTCAAACTCCTCCTTCGCCTTCGTCTCATTCTTCAGCTTCTCGTGATGCAGCTGGTTGAGCTCCTCCTCCATGAACTCGATGCGTCCAGTCTTATACGCATCCGGGTCCCAAGGAATCCACATACCGACGGGTCCAACGAAAATGTCGTGATGCGGGTCCACCTCGCGAATCTTCTTGCACTTCATCTCCGCCTCATCCTGATTCGCGAACACACCACGCAACTTCAGACCACGCACCGAAGTCTGGAAAGCATGAGCACGATTGAACTGCTCACCTAGCTTGTCCTCATTCTTATCCATAAACGTCTTGAAATCGTCGTCGACACCGCCGGCACGTAACTTGGTCTCCTCCTCCTTAACGAACTCATTGAAATCTGCGATGATATCATCAACCTTTAGCCCATACTTATACGCGGCGAAATTAAGGAAATCTAGCGACTTTTCCATGCATTTAGAGAATTCCCACTGCTGCAAAAACTGCTCAAACATGAAAATCTCGCGCTTCTTCAGAATCTTCTCCGGCGAAACGAATGACATGCATGCAAACTTCTGTCCGGCAATCGGAGGGTCCTCGTCACACAAGTCAATATATTTAGGATTAACTTCCCCGTTCTCAAGATTGTGACGTTCAAATCCGGACATTTTCTATACACATAGTCTGGGCATTTATTTAAGTGTTTTAAATTTTATATATTTTAAGCGCAATTTTTTTATTATACTAGTATATATTATAACAATGTCCGGCATCGATTTTAGCGAATTAGTCAAGCGTGCTATTAAGTACATCGTGGAGGGTCTCATGGTTGCGATTGCTGCCTATGCCATCCCCAAGAAGCAACTCAATGTTGAGGAGGTTGTCATCATCGCGCTCACCGCCGCCGCCACGTTCTCCGTCCTCGACGTCTTCGTCCCGTCGATGGCTTCGTCTGCTCGCGGTGGTGCCGGCTTCGGTATTGGTGCGAATCTCGTAGGATTTCCCCGCGTTGGTATGTAAAAATTGATTTGAAGTAGATTTTATATATTCTACTCCAAAAAAGAATGTCCGTAACGTTGCAGCTATTTATCTACAATACGCCCCTCACCAGAGACAACAATTTCCCTCTGATTCCATTCGATTCGACCATTGACATGTATGCGTTTATAACTCGCCTCAAGTCGACGTCACAGCGTTCGGACACTACCGCCCCGTATTTTGTGATTAACAATCCACAACTATTACCAGATGTAGTTCGTAGACCGCATATGCATGCTAAAAAGCGTGACCACTTCCGCAAACATCAAACGAATGATTCTGATTCGGAAAGTGAGGATGAGGACGATAAATACGATTTGTTCGACAATATATTCCTTATATACGAGAACATCGACGAATTACGAAAGCTCGATATTGATAACAATACTTTGCTCAATACGGGTTTCGCCGAATACGTGCAGACATTCAAGTGGTAGGGTGTTTACGCCCTTCAATAGTCTAAACAGTCGGGTAATATTCCCAATCCAAATCTTTACACACTTTGCACCATATTTGGTCCTGTTCCAATTGCTTTTCACGGTCTTTCATCAAAGGTATATATGGTAAATATTGTGTCTGGTCTAGAAGGACACATAGCTGATAGAGGGTATATGTATAATTGAAGAAATTGGTTCGATTCGCCGGACAATGGACCGCCCATGGTTTCTGTATTTCAATAAATAGAACGCATAGTGTTTCGTGTAAATGCTCGTTCATAATAGGTGGTCGGATACCGAAAATGGAGTTGATATATTGGATATGTTCAAAATATTTATTATAACCAAGTTTACGCAGAATCTCGCGCATTTTATCATAATTTATTTCTTCAGCAAGGTTCTGTATGCGTTCTTTTTTTATTCGAATACGAATATTTTCAATGACATCTTCTGGTATCTGCGTGGTTTCCTTTGCCTGAAATTGCGATAAGATTTCCTTGAAATGGTTCAGTCGAATATACGCTGTATATGATACCTCATTTGGGGCCTCTTTATTGGATGGTTTCGAACTGTCCACTATATAACTCACAAACTTAGCACACTCGCGGTTATTACATATCAAAACACCATCTTCGTCCTGTGGAATCATCTCGCCCTTACTACAAAAACAACAAATGTCGGTCGGCATAACAAAATCGTGTGGATTTACAATCTCATTATTCACATTCTTCCAATAATTGACTATTGATTTTTTGGACGTGCATGGTTTGTCGGTAGAATCGTCGACCGTTTGCTTTAGTTTAAAGAAATCATTTAGAACATTCACATTTTTAGTCCCTCCATTCGATATTTTCTTTTTCTCTTCGAAATAGTTGAATATGTGTTCCGAATTATCAAGCAGGTATTGTTTCTTTTCCAATTTATAATGTTTGATTCTGTCATTAATAGTGTTAATCTTGTCCTTAAGTTCCATCCGCAATTCAACTTGTTCCAAATTTGTAGAACGAAGTTGTTGTTTTATGGTATCCTTTTGTTGTATTAGTTCTGGTATTCGAACTGTCTCATTATTATGAAAGTCTTCCAACATTTGACTATGTTTTTTGTCGATAGTATGTTGTATTGGGTCTGCCTTCTTCATTTTAGTAATATATTGAATATCTTCTATATAATGAACGAGTTTAAATAATATTATTATAATTCGAATTTAGGTAAAACCACATTAATATAGTAATTGCAATATGTATAAATTATGGACAAGCAGGTAGACCGAACAACATTTCAGAAGATGCAATTTGTAATGAACGCAATCGACGCTGGATGGTCGGTTAAGAAAAGCGAGGACAATTATATATTTACGAAAAAACATGAAGGTAAGCGCGAAGTTTTCATGGCGGATTATTTAGAGAAGTTCGTGACCGAAAATATGAAGTTCGATGGAAAAACTTTAGGAAGCACAATTTAATTATTTAATTTCGTATTTTCTCCAAATTATTATCTTTTGGTATACTATATTATAAACCATGGGCGGAGCACTTATGCAACTTGTAGCTTACGGCGCGCAGGACGTTTTCCTCACGGGAACCCCTGAGATCACTTTCTGGAAGGTGTCTTACAGGCGCCACACCAACTTCGCGATGGAGTCCATCGAGCAGACCTTCTCTGGTCAGGCTGACTTCGGTCGCCGCGTTACCTGCACCATCTCCAGGAACGGAGATCTTGCTTACCGCACCTACCTTCAGGTCACTCTTCCTGAGATCAATCAGTCCATGAGGAACACCTCTGGATCTTTCTCCCAGGGAGTCTATGCCCGCTGGATGGACTTCATCGGCGAGCAGCTCGTTGCCCAGGTTGAGGTCGAGATTGGAGGTCAGCGCATCGACCGCCAGTATGGAGACTGGATGCACATCTGGAACCAGGTTACGCTCACCTCTGAGCAGCAGCGTGGATACTTCAAGATGATTGGAAACACCACGCAGCT